GCCATAGCAGATCTCTCTGTTATGCCTGACCGCTTGCTTGCCAGTTTGAAAACTCTAGGTGGTCCTGAATTTTCCAAGAAGTTAGAGATTCTCCGAAGGGTCTTCTTTCATCAAGAGACACCTATCTCGGAATCTTCTCCTTCATGGAAAGTTCAGACGGATATTTCATCGAGAGGCTCAATAAAAGTGGTTAGCCCTGAAGGGACCACTGGATGGGAAACTAGGTTTGAAAACCCAAGTATTCCCTCTCCAATGGATCTCTCCAGAGAGTTGCCTTTTCCTTGTAGGGGGCACCATTATCGAAAGATAATTGGGATCCCAGACAAAGAGGGGAAAACTCGGGAGATAGCAATATTTGACTATTTCAGTCAGACAGTGCTAAAACCGGTTCACCATTTCTTATTCAGCCTCCTGAAGAAAATTCCGCAAGATTGTACCTTTGACCAGGGCCGGTTCCTACAAGACTCATCATCTTGGCCAGTTTTCTATTCCGTGGATCTAACACGAGCCACAGATAGATTTCCGATCAAAATGATAAGTTTTGTACTAGCCGGATTGTTTCCTCAGGACTGGATCTCAGCTTGGGAAGACGTTATGATTGGTTATCCCTTTTATGTAAAGGATAAAGATTCATATGTCTCTTATGGGGCAGGAAACCCCATGGGAGCATATTCGTCTTGGGCAAGTTTTGCACTCGCTCACCATTTCGTAATATTTTCCTGTTGCTGTGATCTAGGTATTCCTTGGGACCGGGCACCATATTACCTCTTAGGAGATGATGTGGTTATCGGTCACAAGGACTTGGGGGAACTTTATATCAAGAAGATGACCCTTCTCGGAGTGGAAGTACACCCTGACAAAACTCATAAGTCGGAAACGACCTTTGAATTTGCCAAGAGGTACTATCACTTCGGGAAAGAAGTCTCTCCTTTTCCAATGGATTGTGTTACAGAGGTAAGCAAGCGTTACAACTTGATTACCAATGTACTCGTCCAGGAAGAAAAGAAGGGTCTTAAGTCATCTCTTGGTATTCCTGCGGTTGTGTTTGAGTTTTACTCTACCTTTATGAGGATGCCTCGGAGTTTTCGCCGAGACCTCCGCACAAAGACAGAGTATTGCGAACGTTTACTTAGGTTTCTAATGGGATCTCTGAGGGCGAATGAGGCTATGGATAGCTTCTTTCGTGCTCATAACATCCCAATACCTAAGGGATACTATCTCAATGAGTACATTAGCAATAATGTCCTCAAGGAGAGTTGTGTCACAATGTTCGCGGACTCAAACAATCCAGAGGGAAGTAAATACCCACTAGGTGATCTTGCGATCACTTTGGTTATTTACTTAACCACCCCCGGTGTTTTAAAAGAAGGAGAAGATCCTGCTGATGTAAATTCGAGTATACCGATTCTATTTGCCCATGGGCTAGTAGAAGAGATGTACTTAAATTTACAGAAGCAGGCTCGACTTATAGATACAGTTGGAGAAGGAGATTGGCCATTGTTCTTGCGAGCTTTGACCATTCCCCAATCCGACCGTATCTATAGCAACCGTAATCAGGATTTACTTCCTAATTCGGCTGCCGGTCTTTTAAAGACAGTAGGTAAAAGAATGGAAGAATTAAAACTTCTGTTATCTTATTACCCACCCGGAGAGATATACGAACCCATAGAACAGAAGTAACCGAACCTCTGTTACAAGAACGTTCTCTGGACTCTAAGGAGAAACAGTGGAAACA